ATCAATGTTGAATGCAAGGTTGGCACGCCCGCTTTGAACGGCCCTGTGTACATTGCAATTAGCACGGCAAACAGCAACGTTATTGGCGATTTCACCGCAACGGTTGGCACTCTTAACACCGACACCATCCTGCTTCCCAACTGCAAATGGGGCGGTACAAAGGACGCCAACAATATCGTTGAACTCGTTATCCTCAAAGCTGACAACGCGTAGGTGTCATCATGAATGCGTTAAAACAACAGATCAAAAAATTGGACGCTGAGATTCTTATTACGCCTGAAATCAAAAAAAGTCAGGATGATCTCGATAAACGCATAAAAGCATTCGAGAAATTAGAACTTCCTGCGATGATGATAAAAAGAAGCATCGAAAGGGTGGTTGGAAGTCTGCGTAATAGAGATACAAGAGACTACTCCGATGCTGTTGAATTCGTTTTACACACCATTCCTTCCTTTGAAAAGTATCTTTCAGATTTAAAGAAAAGGTGTGACGAGTTTAAACGCATTCCTGAAGTAACATACGAGAGCCTTCAAAAATTATTATCAGAAAATACAAGGAGATAAAGATATGAAAGATTTCGGTAGATTTGACGCAGGCGTTGTCAATGGCGGTGGTATCAGCGGCGTTGCACGCTTCAATGATGGCCGCACGGTTCGTCATTTCAACGACAGCGCGATTGCAAGCGGTAATGCTTTCCTGGTTTCCGAACTTGAAAAGCGCGATCCTAAAATCCGTGAACCCCTTACGAGCGTTACTTATTCCCGTGACGTTCCTCTGAAAGTTGGCGGTGGTTGGGTTGAATATGTTTCGGCTATGAACATCGACTTCGGTTTGACCGGTGGTTCGCAGAATGGCCCTGTTTCCGCTCCCGGTGCTAATGGCTCGCCTGTTGTCCAGATGAATCTCGATAAAGATACATTCGGCGCGCATGTATTCTCCACAATCCTTCGTGTTCCCTTTGTTGACATGCAACGCATGCAGGTCACTGGCAAGAGCCTTGATGCTCTCTTGACTGATGGTGTCCGTCTTGCCTATGACAAACACATGGATGCAAACTGCTATGTCGGTTTGACTCAGTATGGGACACAGGGTCTTGTTAATAACAGCAATGTCACTGCGTCTCAGGTTGCACAGAATTCCGGTGGTACTTCCCGTGCATGGACGGACAAAACGGCTGATGAAATTCTCAAAGATGTGAATGACGCCATCACTGCTGTTTGGGCTGCTGCACAGTATGATTTGAGCGCAATCCCGAATCACATCCTGATTCCGCACGAACAGTTCAATCACATCGTTTCGCAGAAAGTTTCGCAGGCTGCTGATAAATCCATCCTGGAATACTTACTTGACAACAACATCGCGAAACGCAACGGTCAACAGCTCGTTATTGCCGGTTGTCCGTGGTGCAAAGGCGCTGGCACAAGTTCAAGCGATCGTATGGTTGTTTATTGCCATCATGAACGCTTCCTCGCACTTGAGGAACTTGTTCCCCTTTCACGTACCATGACACAGCCGAATGTTGAAGCCCTTGCTTATGATTCTGTCTACATGGCTAATATTTCACAGCTTGAAATGTTCTACACTCAGACCATCCGTTACTTTGACGGCATTTAACATGGAGAAATTATATGATTATTCATGTTAAACAGGCATGTGAATTCATGAACAAAGACGGCGAGAAATTCCAGTGCCCAAATGGGTTTATCGGTGTCCCGCCTGAATGGGTAGCTAAGAATGATTATTTCAAAGCGATGTGTGACAGCGGCTTAATCACTGCACACGTCGATACAAAAAGCGTTGATGCCGAAGCTGAAAAATCAGAAAAAGCGGATAACAAGAAGAAGAAATAATCAACATGGGCGGGTTAAACGCCCGCCTTTATCTATCAGGCCAAAACATGTTCATTGCAACCAAAAGGATATTAAGACACATGAATGAAACGAAGTTAAAAAGACTTATTAAAAAGATGACGGATAGTATCTTTCTGGATGCAATGACGCCTGAGTTCAAAGCGGCTAATGCAGAGCTATTAAAAGCCATAAAGATGAATGACAAAAGCGGCGCTGTACCTCATGCAGACCTCGAAGCCATAAACAAGGCCATGAAGGAAAACGACGCAGACAAGGCAGGCGCGGCTCTCAAAAAGGTTCAGCTCCAATTCTCGAAGGCAGAAAAGAAGTTGGATGATGATGTCAAATCCATTCAGGCCAAACTTGAAACGACGAAGAAGGCAGCCGAAGCGGCAAAAGCGTCATTGAAGCAAAAGAAGGTTCTTGCATCTGTCTTTGAAAAACTTAAAGCGCTTGTATCCGGTCTTTCGAATAATCCCAAAAGTGCATCTAAACTCACTGCATTGACCGACAAGGTTAAAGATTATGGCGACTTGTCGAAACGTGTATCGCAGATAATCACACTCGTCTCAAGTAACAAAGACGCGTCAAAGCAAATCGACATGTTAAAGAAGTCAGTCGATGCGGCTGAAAAGAAATACAAAAAAGACCTTGCGAATGCCGAAAAGGAATCAAAGAAGGACGATGACGCGTTAGAGGTTGCCAAGATGCAGGTGAAGATCACTCAGGGAAAGAAAGACGCATTCACGAAGGAACGGCTGTATATTGCAAATGTCGTAAAGCAGATGCCACAAGGCGATTTGAGACAGAGCGGCGTAAAAACAAACCCGGTTTTTGAGCAGATGATTAAGGCTAAAAAATTTATAGAGAACGACATTAAAAATGAAATGAACAAACAAGTCAAAATTATGAAAGAAAAACAAAAGAAATACTATGAAAACACTGAAGACTATTCAGACGATCTAAAAGAGGCGAGCAGGCTCAAGAATAATTTACTGTCAGACATAAAGTATCTCGTTGCAAAAGCAAAAGAGTCTGGCCTAAGCCCCAAATGTATAAAAGTTGCAAACGACGTTGCGAACCTTGTGAAGAAAGGGGATTCAAGATGGGACAGTCCTAACGTTGTTAAGGAAAATATATTAAGAAACACTGGAAGAAATATGCTCTCGTTGACAAAAGAGAAACAAAATGAGTTTCGCGCACTTGCTGAAATGGTGAGAAGCGGACTTGCCGTTTATCAAAAATTTGTTTTCAGCGGAGGACCCGAACGCTCAAGGCAGTTGCTAAGTGGTGGCAAAAAAACGGTTGTTGAATATATGAAAACACCGGAAGGAGACAATGCTTATCAGGAGGCATTCCAGAAAATTGGAAAGTTGGCAATAAAAATCAAAGACCTTTTCCCTAATTTTAAAGCGAACAATGATGTTAGAATATTTAAATGGGATTATTTCGAAAAGCCAAGTTTGTTTATTGCGTCTCTTTTAAGGAGTCTTCAGGATTCATTCGAAGATTCTGTGTGAGTAAAAAAACGGGTGATACCATGATCTATCAAACCCCAAACGTTGAAGAATTAAAAGCCCGTGCCTCAAATATCGTAGAAGGCACACCCGGCGCATACACCCTCGCTGTGTTCTTCGAGGACTTTCCACAGTTCAAGAAGGCGGGAACGGATGCAGGGTTTATTCCTGATGCCGTTATCAATACATTCATTGCAATGGCAAATAACACCGTTTCCCTTGAGCGTTGGGGCGAGGCATGGCGCTTTGCGTGCGGTTTGTTTGTTGCTCACTATGCGACAATGTATTTACGACAAAACAAAGGGAACGACACGGGGAGTGCAACAGCCTCACAGGCGGCTGATTCTGGTGCATTGATAGGCATCGTTTCAAGCGCGTCTTTGGGTGATGCGTCTGTCTCTTATGATACATCCACGGCGACACAGGCGACAGCCAATTGGGGACAATGGAATTTGACCACATACGGTCAACAATATGCATCTTTAGCAAGGCTGCATGTTTTAGGCGGTTCGTATATTATTTGAGGTGTAACCGATGTTTTCAATGCCTGGCATAAATTGGTACACCGACACCTTCGATTCATTCCGCGTTGTGGATAGTGTTGAAGGTGGCATCACGAAACACGAACGGCAATCTGTTCTTGTTGGTGTGCCTTGCCGTGTCTATTCGAACCCTACCCCGTCTCCGAACATGAGCGAGACAGCGGCGACAACGGACGCAGGAAACATACTTTGCTGTGATGTCAGTGTGGACATCAAAGCGGGCGATGAAATCATTGTGCATCGAAGTGCAGGAATCAAACCACAACCTGTGTCAAACACACGTTATTTCGCGGGCAAACCGAATATTTATGTAGAACCTTTTGGCGGAATCATCGCAGACCTTAATCATATTCAGGTTGCTTTGTTCAACGAGGAACGGATTGATTAGTAATAGGTTTCAATATGAAAGCAAGCAAAACACTTTGTAAAATAGTTCGTTCAATTCATCTTGACGCAATGATGCCTGAATTTAAGGCTGCGAATGCCGAACTCTTGAAAGCCATAAAGATGAATGATAAGAGCGGTGCTGTCCCCCATGCAGACCTCGAAGCCGTGAACAAGGCAATGAAGGAAAACGATGCAGAAAAAGTCGGTACTGCATTAAAGAAAGTACAGCTCCAATTCTCAAAGGCGGAAAAGAAACTCGATGATGAAGTCAAAGATGTGACCGCCAGACTGGCAGAGGCAAAAAATGCCGTAGAGAAAAGCAAAATAGATCTCAAAGCAAGCAAGACCGATGCGGCATTGTTCGACAAGGCGCGAAAAGCTGCTGATGGAATCAAAGCAAATCCTCGCAATGCGTCGAAGCTGCCACCTGTTGCAGACAGGTTAAAGAGACACGGTGACTTGTCGAAACGAGTTAGTCAGATTGTAACCTTGGCATCATCGAACAAAGACGTTTCCAAGCAAATTGATATGCTCAAAAAGGCAATCGATACAGCCGAAAAGAAATACAAAAAGGAAGCCGCCAACGTCGAAAAGGAAGCTAAAAAGGCAAAAGACGCACTGGACGTTTTAAACATGCGCGTCAAAGTTACTCAGGGCAAAAAAGATGCATTTACAAAAGAAAGATTATATTTAGCAAATGCAATCAAACAGGTTTCACAAGGAGATTTGAGACAGAAACGAGGTGGTATCGTCACTTCCAAAAGTGTTGAGCCTAACGGGGACGTTCTTGTTTCTACATCGAATGACAAGCCTAGCACAAACAAAAACACAGAGAAGAAGAGAACAACGGCGAGCTTTATTTCTGGCAAATCTGGAAAAATTGGATATGGAGCATACCTTTCGATAGAAGGAAACGAAATAACAGTAGAGGTGAAGTCAGGATTCCCAACGCCATATATACTCCGCAAGGGAATATGGATGGAAATACCGACAATAGGAGTCGAAGCATGGGTTCCTGAGGGAGATCCTCGTTTTAGGTCTAAAGGTGGGAAGGGATATTTAGTTTGTGGTAAATATCAGAAAGAAATCCCATAAAAATTAATACAAAGCAACGTCTATATAAAATAAGACTTTGAAATCTAGTAACGAGCAAGCGACTGATTAGCCATGATACGCATTACGTCAAATCTCAAAGCATACCTCGCAAGCATGAAAGAAGTAGTCAATGAATCACGTGAACAAACCGAACGTGATATCAAAGATGCATGCAACGAGATGGTTTTGCGCGCAAAGGAAACCACCCCGCCATTAAACGGAGAAAATAGGGGGAAGAATACGAATACAGGCGATTTAGCTGCATCATGGAAATATGAAATCACATATTCTAACGATGGGTTAAAAACGAGCGTAAAACTTGAGAATGATGCACATCATGAATACGAAAAGAAGCTACCTAACGGTACAACAATAAAAACAGAAGTGCATTATGCTTCGTACGTGAATGACGGCCACATCATGAAACAGCATTTTGTTCCGGGATTATACATCGACGGGACTGGAGCTTTAGCTAGGAAAATATTCGAAGAAGGTGAAAAAATAAGTGGTCTGGTTGTTGGCACACAAACGGAAAAAGTCGAAGGTTACAACATGGTCGAAAAGGCCAAAGAGAGATTCTTCGAAGCATATCGAACTATCCGTGAAAACACCGTCAAACGCACACAAGAGAGGCTGAATAATGGCAATAACAATTAATACGCCTGTTATACATAAAAGCTATGCCTCTGTTTTATCACGGATAGATCCGAACGCTTTGATATTCGACAACCCGAATCAGCAAGGAACAAAACTGCCTGCGTGGTTCATTGTCCATCGTGAACCAGTTTCGAGTACATGTGCAATTGGTGGCTATCAGTGGCTTGTATATGCAATCGATATCTACTACATGGTTGAATACAACAAACCTCGTTTATTCGATGAATATGCAGCCATCGCCGACCAATTAGATCTCGAACTGGAATACCTGCCAATATACGGAACTGACACGGTTGTACATGTGTTTGATCGTTCGTGGGAACTTGCCATGAACGCGCTCAAATACTCAACGACGCTCCGTCTCAGGGTACGCCCGGGAACTACGCCAGCTCCGTACATGAACGTAATTGAAAACTTTGAAGTGTTTATCAAAACGAAACTTGCGCTTCTCAGGGTTTACTTTACGAATACCGAGCATGAAAATCTGGACGTCAATATGCCGTCGCAGATGTTCTGTTATTACGGTGACACGTTTGTTTTGCCGACGGTTGAGGGTGTTTATCGTGACGAAGACAATCTGAGATGGTCGCCTGTCAGGTGGAATATTGGTTCATTCGGAGAGACAATCGGCCCGCTGCATGAAAACGTCACGGCTGATTTGGCCATGGAACAGGTTATCGGTTATGACGCGCCTATGGGCGGCACAATTGGTTTAGGAACACGGATCGGGAAAGACGAAATTATGCGTCATACACCGCTTTCACAAGCCAAAGTTCCAAACTACATATTCACGAGAACATTAAGTTCATTCGATACTATTGAAGCGGGAAATATTAAATTATAGGGAGTGGTTATGGTAAAGTTTGTTCGCAGAGACTTGGTTTGTGGAACAGATATTCGAATGGATAACTTCAGCGACAGGTGTCTGGACATCGTAGAGATTATCTGTGACATGATCGTAAACAGCGGCACAGGATGGGGGTATGATCCGAGAACGCCGTCTGGAACTCATCTGTATGTTCCAAGTAAAAACAACACTTATCAGTTTCCGTTTTCGTATCTGATCAATGAAACGAGTGGTGCAAAACTTCTCGTTACTGCGTTTATCGGTAACAGTAGAACGACACAGTATGCTCAAGATACTTCTAATCTGGTTAAGGTGAGCATGAAAAATTACCTTTACCCTAAAGCTGCCGAGGATAATTTAACCAGTGACAGATACTGTCTTGATCCGGTTGGTGTGAATATGGCAATGATTCCGTCTGGAAGCAGCTCTATATTCCCTGATGAAATACCTGCAAATTTCACAGATTTGTGGATCCCCAACGATGCCGTTCCAATCGTTACCCAAACACCGAATTATAACCAATATCTTTATGGCGGTGAATATCCGTTTGGCCAAATTAGTACTGGCAATATTTTGTCTTACGGTCTGTTTATTGACACAGAATTTGTACTCGTTTCATCCTCTATGAGTCAAAATTCAACACGCTCACCGTTATATCCTTCCTATGCACTTGGGAAAATATTCGGAACACTTGCTAATGAAGATGTCGATTATGGGTATCAAAGCAAATATGGAGCAATTCAACTGTGGGGGAACCTTAGTGATAAAGGTAATACGCAGAATGTTACAATATCACAAAATGGAATTTCAACCACAATAAAAGGGGCAAATCTCTCTTACGAGCCATCTAGAACTACGAATCATCCCGTTGCTTTTATGTTCGCAGCAAACGGGGAGCCGATACGTTGCATGAGCTTTTATGGTTCACCTTCATGGCAATTGCTCGGTGTACAGAGTAACAACGAAACGACATCTGGCGCTACTCGTTGGATTCCTCTTGCCGTTGCGAATCTTGATGAACCGATACGTGGTGTTGTTCCGGGCGACGGTTTAAAGGGATATCTCGACACAAATCTTTTTAGAATTGCCGTATCGACCAAAGGTAATTTCTACAACAATGGGCAGTTTGTGGCATTCGAACAAGGTTTGCTCGTTGCATGGGACAAAGATGCGACTGATAATATTATGTAGGTGACACCATGAGCAAAAAAAAAACAATTAAAGCAAATTCAGTCAACGAAACACACGGCAACATTGAGTTTGAACAAGGCGGATCAGACATTTCCGAAATCGTTGAGATGATTGCACATGATGAAGCAAATGCGAAGCATGAATCAATTTATCTTCGTGACACATTGCTCAAAATGGATGAATTCAAAAAGTATGGCTTAAATCAATACTTTTTACGTGCAATCCTGACAGAAAATTATTATACTTTGGATAAAGCACACAAACTTATCCAAGACTTTCTCAATAAACATTAGTATTGGAGGTTGAACATGGCAGGTGGAACATGGATTGACCAGAACAAGGTCAGACCGGGTGTATATATCAACTATAAGAGCGCTCCTGCTTCACTCGCAACGATGGGTGAACGTGGCGTTGTCGCTATTGCTCGTATCCTCGATTGGGGTGAAAAAGGCAAATTCTACACAATCGAAGACCCAAGCGATTGTGCAAAAATCGGTCATTCAATCACGGATGATGAAATGCTTTTCATCCGTCAAATACTTCTTGGCAGCAATCGCACTCAGGGTGCGACAAAGATTCTGCTTTGGTCATTGAGTACAACGGGTGGTGCAAACGCAAGCGCAACTATCGAAGACACAACGGCAACTGCAAAATATCCTGGTGCGTTCGGGAACCGTATTTCGTTTGACATTGAATATACAGATGAGAATACACCGTTTACGATTAACACATATCTCGACGGCGCAATGGTTGACTCTCAAACAGCCAATGATTGGAACGATGTGCACGAGAACGATTATGTTACTTTCAGTGGAGATGTAACAGCAGGTGGCGTACAGAAATCTCTCACTGGTGGCGCGAACGGAACACCTACATCCACAGCTTACAGTGATTTTTTGAGCGCTCTTGAACTTCAGAAATTCGACGTTGTTATTTATGATGGTGCCGAAGCCGTAACAAAGACAGCATTTGCAGATTTCGTAAAACGTCTCTCGAATCAGGAAGGTGTGAAGTGTCAGGCCGTTTTGTCGGATGCGAACAATCCCGACAATGAATGTGTTATCAACGTATACCCACAAGCCGTTACCCTCACAGACGGGACACAGCTCGCTGCATCTGAATTAACTTGGTGGGTTGGCGGCGCAAGTGCAGGTGCTAACGTCTACGAATCATTGACCTATGCGGCATATCCCGATGCAATTGAGGTTGATCCTGTTTTGACATCATCACAGCAAGAGGACGCTATCAATGCGGGTAAATTCGCTCTTATTGCACAGTTCGATCGCATTCAGGTGTTGACCGACATTAACAGCTTTGTGACGTTCTCGGTTGAAAAGGGCAAAGCATTCAGAAAGAACCGTGTCATTCGCACGATCTTTGGGCTTTGCAATGATATTTATAGAACGTTTGCGACATATTATATCGGTGCAGTTCATAATGATGAGGAAGGACGCAAAGCGTTGAAGGCAGAAATTCTTGACCTCATGAACCGATACCAGGGCAATCGAGCTTTGCAGAATGTCGAAGCAGAGGATGTCACGGTCTTACAGGGCATTGAATCCGATGCCGTCGTTATCGAAATTTACTGTCAACCCGTTGATAGTATCGAAAAGATTTACATCAACATCACCATTTCTTAATAGGGGGTGAATTATGGCTTATTTGCTTGAGAAAGATGCTCTCAATGGTAAAGAGGGACGTGCCATCTGTACAATCAACGGTAGACAGGTTGAAATGTTCGGAATGAAAAAGATTCAGCTTGACTACTCGCTTGAGGAAAGTGACTTCAAAGTCGTGGGCACTCGCCTTGTTCAGAAGAAAACCACAGGTATTTCTTTGACGGGAACGATGGACATTTATTATGGAACGCCTGAATTCCGCAATCTCGTTCAGAATTACATTAAAACCGGTGAACTTCCCTACTTCACCATGCAAATCACGAACGATGATCCGGCTTCATCCGTTGGCGTCCAAACGATTGCAATCTACAACGTGAAACTTCAAAGCGGTGTTCTCGCAATGTTGGATGCTGACAGCGATTTCCTTGTTGAAAGCGTTAGATTCTCGTTCACGTCATTCGAATATTTGTCACAGTTTAACCGACCTGCACAGCTTGGCTAAACATGGCAATAAACGCGTCTGGTTTCGCAACTGACAAACACCATCCAGAAAGCCGGGGAATCGGACGCGCTTTTCTTTAACCACGTTTAAAACGCAAATTTTAGCAAAAGAGGCAATATGTCTAATTTATCCGCATTTCTTAAGCCGACATATACAGAGAAAAAAGTCGAAGTCGTTATCTCTGACAGATTTCTGAACGAAGACGGCACTCCGGCACCGTTCATTATCAAATCATTGTCGCATGAAGCGTTTGAAACTATCCGAAAACGTTCATATAAAGAGCAATTGGTAAACGGGAAAAAGAATCAAATCATTGATAACAACCTATGGTTATCGCGTTGCATCGTTGAATCATGCGT